TCACCTACACCCTGTATAGTCCTGCAGTCTCAGGACCAACATATATCCCGGGCATCCATAGCAGCTGCGTATGCAATGAGTACGCTGGCCTAAGACTGAGGATGCTTAGAGAGGTCACTCTTCCGACAGCGGACGGCATGGCCAAGATGCAAAAGGTGTATAGACAAGATATATGGCGTCGCCTCGCCCGCATCCCAGAAGTGCCGTTGGAGGCCATTGTGGCTAAGTACACAGGGCGTTGGAGAGTGCGTTACGAACGGGCCTTGGCCGAATACCTTGATCGGGGTTTTGTACCCCGTGACGCTAAGATTCGAGCCTTTGTCAAGAGGGAGAAATACGACTTGCGTAAGGACAAGAACAAGCCACGGATGATTTGGGGCAGGGGACCTGTCTACAATCTTCTGTTGGCGTCGTATCTCCACCCAATTGAAGGTGAGCTGTATCGTAGGATGCGCACTCCGAAACGCTGCTTAGTCCCTCCAACGCGTATCGTCGCGAAGGGTTTGAACGGACCCCAACGGGCAAATCTTATCCGAAGAAAGATGGCCGCAATCCGAAACTGTGTCGCCTTTGAGGTTGACATGACAGCTTTCGAGGCTCATCATTCCGAGGATGCCTTACGACTGGAACACCAGACTTATAGAAGAATGAACTCCAGTCCCTTCCTAGCCCACCTTCTCTCTTTTCAGAGCGTGAATAAGGGAAAGACACAAATGGGCATAACTTTTGAGAGGGTTGCCGGGCGCGCCTCGGGCGATTTCAACACGGGGCTGGGTAATTCGCTGTCTATGACGGCGATGACCCTGGCTGCTTTGGACGAGATCGTTCCGGATCTACAAAGAGACATCCTCGTCGATGGGGATAACGCTTTGATCTTTGTAGAGGCCCCCGGCCTGCCTCGATTGGAGGGGACTTTGGAAGAAGTCTTTAGATCTTTCGGTCACGAGGCCAAGGTAGAACGGCCTACACAGGTCCTGGAGGAAATACGCTTCGGACAGTCGGCGCCGTTGCAGTTGAGCGAGTCAAGGTGGACCATGGTCCGCGACCCGTGGAAGGTGCTTTCGCAAGCTTTCACGTCTCACCGGCACTACGGTGAGATAAAAGGGGGACTCCCAATTGCAAAGTGTGTCGCTCAGTGCGAGCTCGTATTGAACTCCGGTGTGCCGGTTCTCCAAAGATTTGCCCAAGCGGCCCTTTGTGATCTGCGAGGTGTCAAGTTTGCCCGCCGGTTCGAGGCGGAAAACTATGAACACGCGCAGGTAGCCAAGGATGCTGTATGGCAACAGCGCACTGCACGAGAGGTGACGCAAGTAGCCAGAGAGTCTTTTCAGAGGGCCTACGGGATCTCAGTTGCGGACCAAATCCGGTTGGAAGGTGAATTGGAGGTAAAATTCCCAAGGAGCTGGACAGACCCTGTGGACCCAATTATGGGTCGCGAGAGGGACATCTTGCTTTGGCAGATGTGCGGATTTGATCGATGATCCGAACCACTAGTGATGGTGGTGAATGAGGTGAGCACTTGCACAGCCGCTCCGCTTGGATGGGAGGAGATACTGTTGGGAGTTGGAATCCAGAAGCGGAGATGCGCGTACGCGCTATTGGACGAGGGAACACGCCCAGTTTAAACCTAGTGTAGGACCCGTTATTAGTACCGGGAGAAGCTACTGTAAGCTACTGGTGTCCAAGGTGAGAGTAGGGAGCCGAAAACTCCTGAGTGCGGTAGGCAGAGATGCTGAAGTGTTTTCTAGGATCGGACTTATGGAGGCGAGGGGTTAGTGGCCCCTGGGGAAACAGTTTCGCGTTACTAGAGGAGCGTGTAAGGATTACCATGCAGGTTAGGTTATGGATCGCCGCAAGGGCCTAATATCCCTGAGTGAATAACCTGTGCTGTTTGTGGGGGTTAGTAGGCGCCGGTGCCCCCCGGTGGCCGCTCAACCCACATCGGGGTAGTCTGGGGAGTGGCGAGCAAGCTATGGAAT